AATCAAACAAATGTTGAAGCAGAGGATACAGATTTTGATTATTTGGCAAATGGGTTTAAAATCAGACAATCATATGATAGCAACAATATAGCAGGCACTAAATATATTTATTTAGCATTTGCAGATCACCCATTCGTAAGTAGTAAAGGAGTGCCTACAACGGCAAGGTAGATTATGTTATTGGGTCACGGAGCAATAGGTCAGTTTTCAGTAGCGGAAGCACTACCAGGTTTTGTTGTTAATGCAGGAACTGTAGATGCTATATCAGGAATAGCTTTAGGCACAGTCAGTGCAGGAACATTAACTATGACAGGATCTGCTGTGTTTGCAGTTACTACTGCAGGAGCTCCTAGCTTTACAATAGGAACTGAAACAGTCACAGCAGGAGCCACCTTCTCTGTTGACGGCAGTCAATTTACTGCTAGTATAGGGGATGAAACTGCTTTTGGTGATGCATTTCAAAATATTATTAACTTTAGTTTGGGTACTCCTGACTTCTTTTTATGGAATGAAGTAGATGATGCACAGACAGCAACTTGGGTAGATGTTGAACCGGGGAGCACGGACTAGGAGGATAAATGGCAAATGACGCAACAGTAAGTTTATCAGTAACATTATTACCTGACGAAATAGCTACCACTATTAGTGGTTCAATGACCGTTACCCCTGATGATGTCAACGATAAATGGTATTACAAAAAAACTGAAGTAACTACAACAAGTGCAGATCTTATAGCAGGCCATTTTTTAGATTATACAGCCGTGGACCAAGATACGGCACCTACCGCTATAGCTGCAGGAGACAAAGTCAAGTTTTTATTTGTAAAAAATACTAGTACTGCAGATGGCATTATGTTATCAATAGATGCAGGAACAGCAGCTTTTAACTTAGCTGATGGCATATTTATAGGTCCAAGTCAATCATGGTTTGGAAGATTACCTAACGTAACTGTAGCAGACATCCATGCTATTAGTTCCGACATAGGTGATGCAGGAGATGCAAGTGCTACTTGTATTGTAGCTGCATTATTGGATGACGTAGGATAGGATTAAAACATGGCATCAACATACTCAAGCTCACTTAATTTAGAAATTCAAGCTACTGGTGAAAACTCTGGAACTTGGGGTACTATTACCAATAACAATTTACAAAAAATAGAATCAGCAGTTAAAGGTTATGTAGCTGTTGCAATAGCTAGCGCGACGGATTCTTTAACAGCATCGGATGGCACTACAGCAGACGAACAAAGTAATGCCATTATAAAATTAACAGGCACTTTATCAGCAAATACAACAATGCAGTGTGAAGCTATAGAGACTTGGTATATTGTTGATAATGCCTCCACTATGGGTACTTATACTTTAGGTTTTAAACCTGCAGGTGGTACAGCTACTAACTTAGTAGCGGGATCAAAACATATACTCTATTCAGATGGTTCCACTATGTTTGATGTTCTAGCTGATGCAGGAAATATCAAGGCCAACGGAACATTAACAGTAACAGGTAACACCTCTTTAGATGGAGGTACTTTTGTATTTAATGAATCAAGTGCTGACGTAGACTTTAGAATTGAAGGTAATGGAGACGCTAACTTATTTTTTGCTGATGCAGGTAATGATAGAGTTGGCATAAAAACAGCTTCTCCCTCAACAGAATTACATGTTGTAGGTGGTATTAAAGCAACAGGCGCTATTGACTTTGATGGTGGTGGATTTACTTTTAATGATACAGGAGCTTCAGTAGATTTTAGAGCAGAAACAAATACATTAGCTAATGCTTTCTTTATTGATGGTTCAGCAGATAAAATTGGTTTTGGAACAAATACACCTGCTAATGCAAGTGTTGAAATAAATCAAGCAAATACTGCAGGAGCTATAGCTTGTTTATCTTTAGATCAAGATGATGTCGATCAAGAATTTATTTATTTTGAAGGAAGTTCTGCTGTAGATAGTACAACAAGTATATCTTCGTCAACCGCAGAAGCTGCCGCTAAAGGTGGAGCACTCAGAATAAATGTTAACGGAACTGATAAGTGGATTAGATTTTACGATTCAGCAGTATAGGAGTTTTTTTAAATGCCTTTAACAAAATTACAATTTGCACCAGGCATCGATAAACAGAATACTGAATATGGTGCTGAAGGAAAATGGGTAAACTGTGATAACGTTCGTTTTCGCTATGGACTACCTGAAAAAATAGGTGGTTGGTCTAAAGTAACCACTGATGGTATCATAGGGGCTGTTAGAGCATCTCTTACTTATTCTTCTTTAGAGGGTGTTAAATATGCTATCTATGGAACAAACAAAAAACTTTATGCATACTCTGAAAATAACTATGCAGACATTTCTCCCGTTCGTGCTTCAGGCACAGGTAATATCACACAATTTGCAGTCACTAATGGATCATCGACAGTTATAGTAACTGACGCGGACCACGGAGCATTGATAGGTGACTTTGTTACAATAACTACTGTTAGCGCCGATGTAGGTGGAATAACACAAGCTAATCTTCAAAATGAATTTGAAATTTTAACAGTACCCTCAACAAGTACTTATACTATTGAAGCGCCTGCCGCGGGTACCTCAACAGCAAATGGAGCAACAGCAAATGCCTCTTATCAAATTAATACCAGACCTGCAACATCTATATTAGGTTATGGTTGGGGTGCTGGTACATGGGGTGACTCAACATGGAACTCTTCTAGAGAAGGCTTAACAGGAGCTTCCGGTGTGTTACTTGAAGCAGGTAAATGGACTTTAGATAGCTGGGGTGAAGATATTTTATCACAACAATTTAATGGAGGTTTGTTTTATTGGGACACTTCTGCAGGACTATCTAGTAATAGAGCTTCCACAACAGAAGTTTCAAGCGCTCCTACAAAAAGTAGAATAATGTTAGTTTCAGGCGATGACCGTCACGTTATTTGTTTAGGAACAGAAACAACAGTAAGTGATACGTCTACTCAAGATAATATGTTTATTCGATGGTCTTCTCAAGAAAATCAAAATGAATGGACTCCTTCTTCTATTAATACAGCAGGTAGTCATCGTTTAACAGACGGAAACTTTATTCAAGCAGCCGTAAGAAGTAGAGGTGCTATACTTATTTGGACAGATACAGCATTATATCAAATGCAATTTATTGGTCCTCCACTTACTTTTGGTTTTAAACAATTAGGTTCTAATTGTGGATCTGTGGGTTTAAATGGAGTAGTAGATGTAAACGGTATAGCTTATTGGATGGGTAATGATTCTTTCTTCCTATATGATGGTGCTGTTAAAAAGATACCTTGTAGTGTTCAAGATCATGTTTTTGATAATATTTCATCTTCTTCCTTAACTGAAATTTACTGTGCTTCAAATGCAGATTTTAATGAAGTGATGTGGTTTTATGCAGATGCAACATCTAATGTTATTAATAAACAAGTTGTTTATAACTATTTAGAAAACCTTTGGTATATAGGATCTTTAGATAGAACTACTTGGAGTAACTCAAGTGTTTATTCTGTTCCTTATGCATCTCAGTTTGTTTCCGGAAGTAGTGCAACTGCAGTGCCTACAATTCAAGGAGTTAAAACAGGTCGTAGTTTTATCTATGCTCAAGAAACAGGGAACAATAATGATGGTAGTGCTATGGTAGCTTCTATTGAATCAGGTGACGTTGATATAGGGGAAGGTGACAACTTTATGTCCATTAGAAGATTTGTACCAGACTTTAAAGATCAAGTAGGAAATGTAGAGGTTACACTTAAAACAAGACCTTATCCAAATGCAACACAAACAACACACGGGCCTTTTACTATTGCTACTACAACTACAAAACAAGATACAAGAATTAGAGGAAGACAAATGTCTATAAAAATAGAAAGTGATGATACAGATGAAAATTGGAGATATGGAACATTAAGACTTGATATGCAACCTGATGGAGAAAGAGGTAGCTAATGTCTAAAATTACAACACCTATATTACCTCAAGCTACTCAAGAGTATAATCAATCTCAAATGGCTACTCTTATTCAAACACTAGAGCAAATGATCTTTGTGTTAAATAATACTTATACGCCGGAAACTCTTCGTAATGAGGATGAACAGATTAGTTGGTTCTTTTCTTAGATGGCAAATAACTATACAAATTATAAAGTCAATTTAAGCACCACAGCCTTGACTTCTGTTTATACTGTACCTACAGCAACTTCTGCTATTATTAAATCTATCCGTGTATCTAATAAAGATGTTAATAATAACTGTACTGTGTCTTTATCTATAGTGGATGTCAACGGTGTGAGTTATACTTTAGAAACAGATAGATCAATAGAAGCTAAACGATCTCAAGAACTTCTTGCAACTGGTAATATGGCGCAAGATACTTCTGATAGTGCAGTGGCAGCACCTACTCCACTAATACTAAAAGAATCAGAAATTTTAAAAGCTCAAGCTCAAAACGGTGGAGATTTGAGTATTATAATAAGCGTACTACAAATAACAAATGCATAAGGAG